GGTGCAGGTAGTGGAGGTATAACTGCTGGCGGTCAAGGTGGTAGTGGTACTGCAAACACTGGTGGAGGAGCTGGTGGCGGAGGTAACAACGGAGACGCTGGTGGAACTGGTGGATCTGGTGTAGTAATAATAAGATATAAGTTTCAATAGGTAAATTATGAGTGAAATAAAAGTAAATAAAATTAGTCCAAGAACAGCGTGTGGCACAGTCACATTAGGAGATAGTGGAGACACTATCGCTTTAGGAAGCGGTGCAAGTCAAACAGGTTTCGGTAGAACAGGAACAGTGGATTGGCAGACAGGAAGTATTAAAACAAGTGATTTTACAGCAGTAAATACACAAGGATTTTTTGTAGATACAAATGGTGGAGCTATTAATGCTACTTTACCATCAGGATCGGCAGGTGCAATTATATCTTTCCAAGATTATAGAAATACATTTGATACAGCTGGTTTAACTATTACTCCTGCAAGTGGAGAAAAAATTAATGGGGGCTTAGGTCCTGTAGCTTTAAGCACAGAAGGTGAAGGAATAACTTTAGTTTATATAGATTCAACAGTAGGTTGGAGATCTATTCAAGATAATGATTTTGGTACAGCAGGATCTAATTTTATACAAGCCACTGGAGGAACAGAAACAACATCAGGAGATTGTAAAATACACACATTTACAAGTCCTGGTAATTTTACTATATCAGCAACAGGAACTCCAACTAATGCAGAAATATCTTATTTAATAGTAGCTGGTGGTGGAGGCGGTGGTTGGCCAAGCGCTGGAGGCGGTGGTGGAGCAGGAGGATATAGAGAAGTTAAAACTCCTTTATCTCCTTATACAGCAAGTCCTTTAGATGGTTATGGAACTCCAGGAAATAGAGTTTCAGCCTCAGCAGCAACCTTCCCAATAGTCGTTGGTGCAGGTGGTGGAGCTGGTGCAGCTGGTTCAAATTCAAGTGGTTTAGGTATAGCTTCTGCGGGTGGTGGAGCAGCAGGTGTAAATGGTGGTACAGCAACCGGCGGAAATGGTGGTTCAGGTGGTGGTGGATCAGGTAATGGTGGTGCAAGTCTTATTCCAGGAGGAACAGGTAATACACCTCCTGTTACTCCTCCTCAAGGTCAAAATGGCGGAAGTAATGGCGGTGGTGGACCAGGAGATCAAGGAGATGTAAATGGTGGTGGCGGTGGAGCAACTGAAGCTGGAGTAAATGCAAACCCCGGACCAGAAACTAGTGGTAGAGGTGGTGCAGGAACAACATCAAGTATTACAGGCTCATCTTTAGCTTATTCAGGTGGTGGTGGAGCTGGATATAGAATACCAACAGGCGGAACAGCAGGAGGTGCAAGTCCGTGTGGAACTGGTGGATCTGGTGCAGGAGCTCAAAATGGAACAACCAACAGAGGTGGTGGCGGTGGTGGAGGAGTAAGTGGTGGTAATCCAAATGGTAATGGTGGTTCAGGTGTAGTGATAATAAGGTATAAATTTCAATAGTTGAATGGTAATTAAAATTAAGATATAAGGAGAAACATTATGGCACATTTTGCAAAACTAGGATCTAACGGAAAAGTTATTCAGGTGTTAACTATGGATAATGATAAGATGTTAAATGCTGATGGTGTTGAGGATGAAACAGTAGGTCAACAGTGGTTAGAGACACACAACAATTGGCCTGCACAAATGTGGATTCAAACATCTTACAATACACAAGGCAATCAACATAAAGACGGTGGAACACCTTTTAGAGGTAACTACGCAGGTATAGGTTATACTTGGGACGAAGATAATCAAATCTTTTGGCCTAAAAAACCTTATGCTTCTTGGGTAAAACATAACGAATCAGCTTCTTGGAAATCACCAATCGGTGATGCTCCAGCATTGACTGCTGAACAAGAATCACAGAATGATGCTAAAACCCATGACTGGGATTATTCTTGGAATGAAGAAGGTCAATCCTGGGACTTGACAGACTCGATGGCATAAATTAAAAAGGTATGTGGTATGCAAAAGAAAGTATTATCTGAAATAGCTTTATATTATGGTGATGTGGCGATGCCTAAAGATTGGGACATTGACCGAGATAAATTACAAGAAAACATTTTAAAATCAAACGTAACAGATTCACCTTTTCCTTTTTCTAGAAATTGGGATATGTTAAATACATATATGCGAGAGCATATAAATTTAGAATACGGTTTTAATTTAATTAATAAAGAAACGTGGGGCAATATGTATAAACCCCAAGAAATAACAATTCCTCTATTAAACATAGATCCTGTAGATTTGCGGAACTCTCCTGACTATACATTTTTATATGGCGTAAATGTTAAAAATTGTATGGTTCGAATACACTATGAAGATAACAGACGTAAAGGTAGATCTTGGGATATAGATCTTAAAAATAATATGTTTATTATGTTTCCATCAACTAATATGTACTACATAACTAATAATCAAAAAGATCAATTAAATTTTATTTTAACAACTACTTATGAATATATCTAATTATTACTGGTATTTTAGTGGTGTGCTTACACCTAGATTTTGTGACGAAGTTATTGCTTACGCAAATAAACAAAAAGAAGTTATGGCTTTAACTGGTGGATATAAAGATAAAAAAAAATTAAGCAAAGATGAAATTAAAAATTTACAAAGAAAAAGAAAGTCTGATTTAGTTTGGTTAAATGATACTTGGATATATAAAGAATTACATCCGTATGTTCACGAAGCAAATAGAGCTGCTGGTTGGAATTTTGATTGGGACAGATCTGAGTCTTGTCAGTTTACAAAATATAAATTAAATCAATATTATGATTGGCATTGTGATAGTTGGGATAAACCTTATGACCGTAAAGATAAAAACGCTCCTGATCATGGTAAAATTAGAAAATTATCTATGACTTGTCAATTAACAGATGGGTCAGAATACAAAGGCGGTGAATTAGAATTTGATTTTAGAAACTATGATCCACATATGAGAGATGAATCAAAACATAGAATACAATGTAAACCAGTAACATCAGGCACAAGATATAGTCTTGTGGTATGGCATTTAGGGAGGCCTTTTAAATAATGTATATAAATAATTATTTTAATACAGCCATTTGGTCAGAATACAAACCAGAGTTTATAAAGTCATTAAATAAAGCTTCTAACAAATATATTAAAGAATCAAGAAATAGAGAAAAAGCACATATAAAAAAATGGGGTGATTTTGGAAGATCATATCATTCAACACCACTTACAATGGATAATGATTTTTTAGATTTTAGAACTTACATTGGTCAAAAGTCTTGGGAATATTTAGATCATCAAGGTTATGATATGTCACAATATCATACTATGTTTAGTGAAATGTGGGTGCAAGAGTTTGCTAAAAAAGGCGGTGGTCATCACTCTGCACACATACATTGGAATCAACACGTATCAGGTTTTTATTTTTTAAAGTGTAGTGACAAAACATCATACCCAATATTTCATGAACCTAGAACAGGTGCAAGATCTACAAAATTAAAAATGAAACCAAATATTAAAGGTGTATGGGGTGGTACAGAATTAATTCACTTTAAACCTAAACCAGGCACATTAATTATATTTCCAGGATTCTTAGAACACGAATATGCAGTAGATTTTGGTATTGAACCATTTAGATTTATACATTGGAATATACAAGCTGTACCAAAAGAAATGGCTAAAGATGTTTAAAAAGAAAAAATACACAGTTATTAAAGAAGCTATATCAAAAGACTTAGCAGTTTTTATTGCAAATTATTTTAGAATGCAGAAACAAGTTTATGACACTTGTAGACAAGCGAGATACTTTTCACCATTTGAGAGCATACTAGGTTACTATGAAGGAGAGAATGAACAGATACCAAATACTTATTCTGCTTATGGTAATATTGCTATGGAAACTTTATTACTTAAATGTCAACCAGGTATGGAGAAAGCTACAGGATTAAAACTATATCCTTCTTATACCTATGCAAGAATATATAAAAAAGGTGATGAATTAAAAAGACACAAGGATAGATTTTCTTGTGAAATATCTACCACGATGAATCTTGGTGGTGATGATTGGCCTATATATCTAGAACCATCTGGAAAAATTGGTAAGAAAGGTGTTAGAGTAGATTTAAAACCAGGAGATATGCTAGTTTATTCTGGCTGTGATCTAGAACATTGGAGAGAAAAATTCAAAGGTAAAGAATGCGTACAAGTTTTTCTGCATTATAACAATCGTAAAACCCTAGGAGCAAAAGATAATATGTTTGATAAGCGTCCACATTTAGGACTTCCTTCTTGGTTCAAACGATGATATAATCCTTAGATGGAGGCAGGGCACCACCACATACCCCCTGTCTCCTTTTAAGGAAATTTATGAGTTTAGGATTTGACGCAATATCAGCATTACCGTTCGCTACAGCACAAACAGCTGGTGACGTACAAGTAAGTGTAGTTCGTAATCAACTTTCTATAAGTATTGGAGATCCAGGAATTAGTGCAGATTCTATTACAGAAATACCTAATCCAAATAGATTAACTCTTGGCCTTGGACAAATAACAATTACAGCAGATGCTAATTTAACTGCTACAGGTAGTCAAGTCACATTAACAACAGGAACAGCAGAAGCAAGTACAAGCGTTGATATTACACCTTCTGTAAACCAATTGACCTTAGCTACAGGAAATGTTACAATAACTGCTGACGCAAATATAAGTCCATCTGTAGTACAATTATCTGTAGATACAGGGGAAGTAGCTGCGATAACATGGAGTGAAATTATTCCAGGCGTAGATATGGTCTGGACACCAATAGATACAAATTAATATGGCATCAACATTTTCATCAGACCTTAAACTAGAAATAATTACAACAGGTGAGAAAGCCGGTCAATGGGGTGGAATTACCAACACAAATTTACAAATTTTGGAACAGGGATCATCGGGAGTTTTAGATGTAGATATGGCGGGAGCTAGTGTTACATTACTACTAACAGATGGTGCAACGTCCAATGGTAAAAATGCATACTTAAGGTTAACAGGAACTTTAGCAGGAGATAGAACTATTACTATGCCTTCAGGTTCAGGTGTGACTAGAGTATGGATAATGAAAGATGACACTGTTAGAGGCACATCAAATAGAACACTTGGAGTATTAACAGCTAGTGGTAGCACCACTCAAATACCACCAGGTGCAACTGTTCTTTGTAAATCAAATGGCACAGAAACAGTTATGACTATTTTAGAAAAGGGTTATGCAACTATAACTGATTCTAATAGTCCTTACGCCATAGTAGCTGGCGCACAAGTTTTTGCAAATACAACAGCCAACCCCATAGAAATAGATTTACCTTCTTCACCATCTGTTGGAGATGAGGTAACTGTTATCGATACTAGAGGAACATTTGCATCCAACAATTTAACTTTCGATAGAAACGGACAACCAATTAATTCAGGAACTTCAAATCTAGTATTAAGCACCGCTGGTCAAGCAGTAACATTGGTATACGTTGATGCAACAAGAGGTTGGGCATTTAAGACTAACACAGCTTAGGAGAGTAATCAGTGGCTCTCATTGACTTTAAATTTAGATCAGGCATCGATAAACAAGATACATCTGTTGGTGCAGAAAACAGATGGGTTGATTCTGATAACGTTCGTTTTAGATATAATCTTCCTGAAAAAGTTGGAGGATGGTCTTCACTTCTTCCAGATACAATAGTAGGTGTTGCTAGAAAACAACATGCATTTGTTGATCTTGATGGTAATAGATATGTTGCCATTGGCACTGATAAATTTTTATTAATATATTTTGAAGGAGCTCTATATGATATTACTCCATTTAGAAGTAATAATGCAGGGACTCAAATTACATTTACAGGTTCAACCATAACTACAAGCACTACTCGAGGAACTGCTGTTACAATTACAACATCAACTAACCACGGGTTAGAGGTGGGAGATATTATTGAATTAGATTCGGTAACAATGCCAACAGGTTCTAGTATTGCTGCATCAACTTTTGAAGATAAACTTTGTCAAGTTATAACAGTCCCTACATCAACAACTTTTACAATTACATCACCATCAGCAGAAACTAATGGAGGTGGTTCTGATTTAACTTCAGGAAGTTCTTGTATAGTAGAACCATATCAAACAGTCGGACCAGAAGCACAATCTTATGGTTATGGTTTTGGTATTGGTAATTATGGTGGAACAATAACAGGTTCGCAAAGCACAGAATTAGATGGATCATTAAATGCCGACACAGCAGGTACAGGTGGATCAGGTACAAGTGTAACCGTAGATTCAACAACAGGTTTTGCTTCTTCAGGAACAATTGCTGTAGGCACAGTTCCAACTGCTGAGTTAATTAGTTACACTTCAACAAACGCTACAAATTTTTTAAGTATTACTAGAGGTACATCAGGAACAGCAACTCCTGGTACATCAAATGGTCAAGCTCACTCTACTAATACAACTGTTCAAGATGCAACTTTATGGACAGGATTTGGAGATGCTGTGTCTGCATCTACAGTAACTCTTGAACCAGGACTTTGGTCTTTAAGTAACTTTGGTCAAGTATTAGTTGCAACTATTGCTAATGGTGAAACTTTTACTTGGGACTCTTCTATTGCAACTAATTTTACAACAAGAGCTTCCAAAACAACTACAAATTTTTCTACAGCTATTAGTGGTTCACTTGGTAACCCTACTGCAACTAGAACAACTTTAATATCACCAACAACAAGACACTTAATTCATTTTGGAACAGAAACAACTATTGGTGATCCTACAACACAAGATGATATGTTTATAAGATTTTCAGATCAAGAATCTATAAATGACTATACACCTACGGCTATTAATTCAGCGGGCTCTCAAAGATTACAAGATGGAACTAAAATAATGGGTGCTTTAGTTGCTAAAGAAAATATATTGGTATGGACAGATAATGCTCTTTATACTATGAAATTTGTTGGAGCTCCATTTACATTTGGTTTTGAACAAGTGGGTACAAACTGTGGTTTAATAGGACAAAACGCTGCTGTAGAAATAGATGGTATTGCCTATTGGATAAGTAATAATGGTTTTTTTGCTTTTGATGGTACTGTTAAAACATTATTATCATCTGTTGAAGATTATGTTTATGATGATTTTGATACAACAAAAGGCCAACAAGTTTGCGCAGGTATCAATAATTTATTTTCAGAAGTAATTTGGTGGTATCCTACATCAGGATCAGCTTACAACAATAGATACGTAGTTTATAATTATGGTGAATCTAATCCACAAAATGGATTAATATGGTATACAGGAAACGAACCTAGAACAACTTGGGTTGACTCTATTGTATACCCTAAACCTTTTGCAACAAAATTTAATGACAATGCAGAGGGAACTTTTCCTAGTATAATAGGTTTAAACGGATTAGGTCAAACAACATATTTTGAACATGAAGTTGGTACGGATCAAATTAATCCTGATGGCTCAACTACAGCTATCGCATCAAATATAAAATCATATGACTTTGATTTAGATGTTAAAGGAAATGGTGAATTCTTTTTAGCTATGAGAAGAATTCTACCTAACTTTAAAGTTTTAACAGGAAATGCTACATTAACAGTAGGTATAAAAAATTTTCCCGCAGAAGCAGATACTGCTAGCACCTATAGTCCCTTTACATTAACGTCATCAACGACTAAAGTAGATACACGAGCACGTGGTCGTTTTGCTAACATTCAGATCTCTAATAGTTCTACAGCAGAAACATGGAGATTTGGTACGGTTAGAATAGACTTACAACCTGATGGGAGAAGATAATGGTAAAACCAGTAATAAATTTTATGGAAAACTATGCACCTACACCTAATAGGATATATGATCTATATCAATATTATATGGGTGGAGGGTCTAACCAACCAGGAACCGGGGGACAAACTGCTCCTGTAGGAATGAATCAATTTATACCACAAGGTGGCGGCGGTGGTAGTATGATGATGGGTGGATTAGGTAGTCCACAAATGATCGGTAACTTTAATCAAGCCATAGCACAAAGACAAAACAGATTAAATAATCCAAACCAAGCTACACAATTTCTTCAAAATTTAGGATTACCAAAACAAGACTCTGTTCAACAAATGATGGCACGAGGTATGTTAGGTAAAAAAGATAAAGGAATTAATTTACCTGGAATTTTTTCAATGCTTGTACCTGATCAATATGGTAAAATGACTTTAGGTGATCAAATATTAACTCAATCTTATATGGGTTTTACTGATCCTAATACAGGAATGGCAAACAGAGATCCGTTTGGTATTAACGTTAGATCTGCTCTTGGTAATTATTCTGAATATGCAAACAAACGAGTTGATAAACTTAATGAACTTTTAGGTGGTAAGTTAGCACAAAAGTATGGTGTAGAATGGGATCCTGCAACAGGAACTTTTAAAGGT